TGTGGGTTCCACTGAGTTAACAATCACATCCACAATTTCATTTCGTGTGGCCCATGCAAAATCAAAACTTGGCAAAACATTTTCACGATAGATTGCACCGTCACTGGCAAAAATGTTTGTGCTGGAATATTTTCCAGTGATGTCTGTAAGATCAATATAGCGACTTGTGCCAGTAGAACTACGTGCTAATGCCTTGCTCTTGATAATAGAGTTATACAATGTAAACGGGAAGTTGTTGTAATCCTCTCCGTTGACCATGCGATTTTGTGTGTAGTAACGTGCAGGAGCACGTTGTTTGATTTCATCAATTGATTCACGTGCTTGTGCATTGGTAACTGGTGTTGTAATGCCGCAGGTGAATGTGATAGTTTCCAGGCGACCCGCTCGGCTAATGTAGCTGATGGGTACAACAATATTTTGCATTTCTTCAGGATTGATAATGTATTGCAATCCGTTGGAAGCACGTACATAGGTGCGGAATAGTCCAACCGGAACACTGGAGAATACGCCATCGCCAAAGGTCAAGGCAATTTGATCATTGGCACGACTTGTGATACTGTAAAGTTCACGTTGGTCAGGCGCTAGTTGTTCAACTGCACCAGCAAAAATATTGCTGACAAATTTCCATTCAGATGCAACACTGCCCAGTTCGTCTAGTTTGTATAACCAGTGATCATCCTCATTACATCCTTCAATGTTGATGTTGACTGTTCGGTTAGGAATAGCCTCAGACAAGTTAAAGTCTTGACTTTGCAATACACCTTGCTTGAACAAGAAAAAGAAACCAGTGTTGTCTGAACCAAATCCTTGACTGTCATTGCGGTACAAAATGTTAAATGCACCATTGGGCTGTGGTGGAGGTTCGTACACATACTCTCGACCAATGCTTGTTCCACTTACCACTTCAAACGGCATGTTAATGCCATCTACAATTGATGCATATGGAATCACAGGAAGAAACCCAGGAATAAGATTTATGGTATATTCATCAGTACCAACTCCCAAGATAGTTTGCTTGTTGCCCGGACGTCCAAATTTTTGACTATCAACTAGTGCGGCATTGACAATGGCTGTAAACTGTTCAAGCCAACTGGGGTTGGTGGGGTCATTCCAATTAACTGTGACGTTTGCTAGGTTAATACTGTTGTAGTCAGTGACACTTTCAGTAGTTGATACTGAATTTACTTTGATATATCCCTGAGCTTCTGTATTGCGTTTGGGTGTGTAACTTACTAGGTTAGCAAGACGCACAACTGAGTCTCTACGTTCGGCAGTGTCTAAAAAGTTTTCACGAGCATTTAAATCATTGCGGAATGCAAGTGATTGACCCATGAAAGCCATGACGTCAAGCAAAGCGATAAATTCACTTGATTCAATGTAGTCGTTAAAGGTTTCTGGATAGTAAAGACGTAAGTAGTCCACAAAACTCTTGCGTAAAGTTTCAAAGTCGTAGGACTGAAAGTCGGCTTCTCGGTAGGTTTGGTAGAGACGTTTCCAATCTTCTACACCAAATATTGCTGTTTGTCGTGTGGTCTTTGCCATGATTACTCGCTGTTTGAGTATTTATGTGGCAAATAAAGTACTAAGTTTTAGATGAAACTTGCTCTGCGACTTTCCTGGTCAAAGAAAATCGCAAGGCGTTCAGCCGTACTGCTGGATACGACTTGTACTTGAACTTCAATCAGTACACCGTTGTCTTGTGGGTATACTTGAGTATCAGAAATATATATTCTAGGATCTCCACCTGCCACACGCTGTACTTCAGCTAGTATTGACGCCATTGTTGTGGGTGTTTGATTTTCAAACACATAACTCCACAATGTGGTTCCATATCCTGGGCGCCCGGGCAATTCGCCTTGCTGTATGTTAAATGCGTTGGAAAGGTCACGTTTTATCAGTTCAAAATCAGTGAGTGTGAACTTTTTAAATTGATCTATTGTGTTGAATCCAATGAATGTGGGCATGACTATATTTATGTGCTAGAACTTGCTCGTGCCAGTAGAGCAGATTTAATTAATCGTATGGCTTCTGCAAATCCTTTGATCAAATTAGATAATTTAATCAATGATGTTTCCTGTGCGGCAAACTCTGCCGACAGCTCAGCAGGTGCTGAATTTACTGCGGATTCAATTGCAGTAAAATAACTGTCTTTTTCGTTGTTGTACCTGTCTTGAAGTTGTCTATAAGCTTGATCTAGTGCTGTAACTTCTGCTGTGGTCACTATGGTTTGACTTTCTAGTGTTTGATACTGACTGTACAATGCTTCAAAATCAGCTTGCAAAGTTTCCAACCAAGTGTTGGTTTTATCTATTAATGTTGTGAAAGTTTCTCGCTGTGTGTCCAATGCCGAAGGTTGGTCTGCTGTGCGTACAGCCGGTTTGAACTCTGGCGTGGGGATTTTAGGATCGTTTAACGCAGTTTTAACACTGTTGTCCAGTGCGCTACGATCCACGGTATTAACTGCCGGCGTTGTTTTTTTAGCAAAGCCAGCAAATTCTCCCACCTTGTCTTCAACAAACTTTGTGGAGAATTGCGCACTCTTTGCTGTGTTCAACATGTTTGTTTTAAGATTATTTGGGGCTGTACCCTTAACTAAACTGGCCACAGCCCCAACACCATATGCAGTGGCCATGCCTGTTAGGGCTGATAGAGAAGATAGTGGTTCTTTGCCTGTGGCAATCCCAGATGTTTTTAAACCCTGCAATGTGGTGTTCATCAATACTTGCTGAGTATTAACTTGCAGTTTGTCATTGCCCAACAAGCTGGTTAAACTGGTAACACCGCCAGCGCCAGTCCATACTGTAGGAGATGCCAACATGGCATTAATTTTGTTGCTTTGTGCAACTTGTTGAGCAGTAACATTACCCCCATTGGCATTGATACGCTTGGCTTCGGCCGCGTCGGCTGCAGTGGGATTAGGCACAGGTGCGGCGTTTAATTGTGCCAGCGTTCCAGGTTTAAGAAACTTTGAAGCTTCTAATTTTGCAGGTGTGAACCCAAACTGTCCTATTCCCTTGTCCACACTGACCGCTGTTGATGCCTGATTTGTGGCTGTTTTGGCCTGTGCCAGTAGTCCTGTTACTTCTGCCTTGTTCAAATCTCCAACCTTGGCCGACGCAATTGGTGTAGTCAATACTGCCGACGCTGTTACCGGATTTGTGACTGCTTGCGTTGCTGTGGGCGCCAGTGCTTTGGTCACAGCAGGAGATGCAGGAGTGCTAGAGTCTGCTTCAAAACTAACCGACACTGGTACTCCTTTGTTATGGTAAGGATACGGTTCGTGTGTGGGTGCTCTTGGCACAATAGATTCCAAAGCACCTGCTTCAACTTGCCAACCAGTATCAGTTAATTTAGTATCATCTAATGTGTATTCAGTTATGGGCTTGGGTGCATCCACACTCTCAGGCGCCGCACCGCTGTTGAGATTGATAGGTTGTGCTTTAAAACTCAGTGCACCTGATGCTTTCCAACCACCCTGTGCGCTTTGCAATGCAATACTACCATCACTGAGAACTCCCACTTTGGTTTTACTGTAAATTGTAAAATCAGTTGTGCTAGAAAGTTTTGTAGATTCTTGGCTTTCAATTTGAATATTTTTGCCGCGTATGTTGAGATTTTCGCCAGCATTGATATTGATATTTTTATCAGCGTGTAAATTAATTTCGCCTTGGCTGCGAACGTTTACAGAGTTTGTGCTGTAAACATCTACTGTACCTTCGCTGCCTAGTTCAATCCAAGTTTGACCATTGGCAGCAATGATATACAGGCAATCAGCTTCATCACTCATGGTAATTTGGTGACCCTTGGCAGTGCGAATTCGTACAAGATTGTCTCTACCAATCAAGTCACCGTCATCCATGACTATGCTGTGGCCTCCTCGACGACCCTCTATTCTAACATCTGTAAATTTAATTGCACCCGAGTCCAACTGTTGCTTGATGTCTTTGTCCAGCAAGCCACCTTCGTATATGGGACGGCCTGGGGTTGACATACCAAATACTGCGCTGGGGCTTTCACGTTGCGAACTGGAAGAAATTGGTCCACGAATATAATCTCCCAGCAAGCCCTGATTGTACAACATGGCATACACATAATCGTGTACAGGTTTAGGTTGTGCAAAAAATCTTGGATTATCATATGTGGCAGTGTTTTCACTATTGATTTCTACCACAGGCAATTGTTTGGCATTGGCAGTGTCAATTTCTGCTGTCATGGCAGCGTTCTTGGACACAAATTTTCCAGTAGCACCCACAGCAGGAATCATGTGTGTTGAACCTGGCTCGGGCACACATCCAATATAGTAACCTTGATTTGGATCTCCTGCTACAAAGAAACAAATAACTTGAGTACCAATGTCGGGTGGTGTAAACCACATGCCATAACTTTGTTGATTACCTTTGTAGCTACCAGGGCCTGCACTGCTAGATGCATTGTTTCTGGGTGTTACACCATAAAAAGGTGGAACATACATCACAGTACGCCAAAGGTCTTTATTTGCAGGATCTTTACCGGCAAATTGTTCTATGTAAACCTGTAATCGTCCACTACGTGCAGAGTCAACATTGTTTTTGACAACACCAATGTATGGACCAAACTCTGTGGGCATGCCCCCACGATCAAATTTGTAACTGCTCCCACGGCCTTGACTGCGTTGAATATTATTTGACATTGGTTAACTCTTATTGATCTTTCACTATGCCATTGTTGGTGGTGACATTGATACCTGGCAACGCCACACCTGCGTAGTTGTTGGTGCCTGATGCAAATGCAGACCTAGCAATTTCCAAAGCTGCCGCAGGTGTT